AATCTAATTTTAGTTGCATTTCTTCTAATTCCTACATTAGGAACTTTTAATTTTTCTTGGTCTACTATTGTTCTGTAAAAGTTTCCTGTAAATCCATTAATTTGACTACCAAGATAACTTCCAGAGTAAATGTTTTGGTGTGCAATATTTGATGCGGTAGGATTGGTTTGTAAATTTTTATTATCATCTAATGGTAATCTTAATAATAAGTTATCATACGCTGATGAAGTAAAGTTTCCGTTGTATGCCTTTGGAACTCTAACGTGATTATTGAATACACTACCACTCAAAGCCTCACTCCATAATCTGAACTCCATCATAGAACCACTGAATTGTGTTCCGTGATTTCCTGTTCCACTTCCACCCAAATATAAATGTCCAGATGAAGTGTATGCTGCATTATACTTAGATATTGCTGCAGATGATGAAGCTATTGTATCTTCATAAATAATTCTTTGTCTTGTTGAATCATATTGTTTGGTTGTTAACTCATAGGTCGTATCTTGTGATACTAATTCACTTGATATTTCATTACCACCCGCAAGTTTTCTTGTCAACATAACTGACCACATTTCATCATTGTAAAATTGTTGTAATGACGATGTAATAAATTGAGATGTTCCATCGGAAGCACTTATTGAAAATCTTAAATATCCATAATTATCATTCGTTCCATTGTCCTGTAATGATATTGCCCAACTTCCCTCACTTCCTGCACCAGAACCTGATTTCTGAACTAACACCATTGAACCTGATGAACCCACACTATAAGGTGTTCTAAATCTAAATTCGGTTGTGTTTGGATATAAATTATTGTAGGACTTCCAATCTGTTTTAATGTATTGTCCCGCTTTGAAATCTAATGCTCTTGTAAATTTTCTTTTAATTTCATAACTTACTCTTGTTCCTTTATCTGGACCACCAAACTCACGAACTCTCAATACTGAACTTGGTATACCATAACAATTTAAAATTCCTTTTAGTGCTCTTTCTGTTCCTTTTGATTTGATAAAGAAAGGTAAGTTAGCTAATAATCGTTTCCATATTTCTTCTGTTAGTGCCTCACCACTGGATTCATTTTTATCCGTTCCGTCAGTATTTTTTCCTAACAAATATTCAGATAAATCTACTAAGTCATTACCACTAAATAACTTTACACCAAGTGCTTCAGCATAATGTTTAGCTACATCCTTTGAAATACCCTCCGAAATATTATTTACTCTTATATTTACATCAGTGATAGTACTGATGTATGACCAAGTTTCATCAAATTGTTCACCTACCATATCCATAAATTCTAAAAATACATTATTACTTGGGTCTTGATTAATGTGTTCTGGTAAAGTATTTCTTAAAGAATCTTGATTATTAAAATCATATGTTGAAGCACTTGAAATCATATTATTAAACCAAGTGTTAGCGGTAGACCCAGAAGTGTGTTCTAATCTATATGGTTTGGTTGAGTTTGTTTTAGGCCAACTGGTATCGTGAAATTGTCCATTTGAACCGCTTGAATACGATGAACTTTCAAAGTATAAAAAGTCTTCATATGGTGTAAATGAATCAATAACTCTTTGTCTTTTTTTCTCAATCTTTTTGATAGTAGGACTTGAACTTGTTATTGATTCTAATGAAGCACTTTCTGCAGAGTATCCTTCAATCAACACTAACTTAGTTTTAAAATTACGAACTCTCGATTCTGCATTAGAGAAGTGAACAAAGTTTCCAAAACCTGTATCATCTAATTCTATACTCGTATCAGTTGTGGTTTTTTGATAATCTACATTTGGTTGAACATCTAATAAACTACCTGATGTCAATAGTCTTTCTAACTTTCTATTATGTTCATTATCACTACCTAATAAATTATCGTGACTTTTAAATTCTATCGGTCTTTTATTTATTTCAACTGATTGTCCGTCAAAGTTTGCTGGTAATAAGAATGTATCGTTTACTCTTTGTTTAGGTATTAATCTAATGTTATCAGTATAGTTTTCTAATACTTCTTCTACGACCTCACAAAAACTAATGTCCTGTTCTGTATTATCGTTAACACTAATTACATTTGGTTGTAATGGTTCTTTAAGTTTAAATGCTGTTCCGGACTCTAATTGTTTACTATTGATTACTAAGTAAGAGTCTCCACTTACTTCTAAGTAAGTTTTAAAATCCTGTATGTCGTTTTGTTCATCATCAATGTAAAATTGTTTTGTTGACATTTTACCGAATGGTAATTCTAAAATTTGGTTTGGTCTTACATATTCAGCATTACCTATTTCTATAATTCTATATCCAAGTTCTCTTAGTTTGTAATAAGTTGAATCTAAGTTTGAGTTAACTTGTATTGTTCTGTTATTAATTACTTTGGTTATTGTGGTGTTCCAGTCAATGTAAACATTTGCTAAATTTTCACCTAATATGTATCCACCCTTAAAGTCTCTTAACTTACTTGTATCAAGTCCAGCAGCACCACCCTCACCTAATATACCATCTAAGTCGATATTATCTTGGTCTAATTTTTTGTCATATCTATATGGGAAAAATCCTGCAAAATCATAATGATACTTTCCTTCTGACCTTGGACCTAAATCTCTGGTTTGCCATATGTTGTTTGGTGTATAAGTTACATTTGAAAAGTCTAATTCTTTAAACATTGATTTTACAAATATACCTTCATCAGAAACTTTATTTGCAGCTAATGAATTATAATTCGTAACCGTAAAGTCTTTAGTATTCTTAAGGTATGGAATGATTGTGGGTTGACCACTTAGTGCACTATTTTCTTGTCCTTGAGTAATTAGGTATTCGTCCTCGGGTATGAAAACAGTTGACTCTCTTTTCAATCCCTTTTCGGCTGCATAATCAAGTCTACCATCTGGAATATATCTACCTTTATAATGAGTAGGTATTTGTGCTTTAAAGAAACTTTCAAAAACAATTCGTTTACCCACCATAGATGCATCAAACCCATTAGAATCATTTTCTGGTAATTCAAGAATATAGTTTTCTTGATTTACATTTGTATCTGATGATACGAATTTTAGTTCACCCTCTACCAACTCTTCGTAATCACTTCTTAGTGGAACGATAACCACATCTCGGTCTATTGATTTGAGTTGATTGTTTAGAAATGAAGATTGAATCTCTGGTAATGTTGGGTCAGATTGAATAACTAATTCTGTTCTATCAGGACTTATATCAAATATACTATAAGCCTTTCTTGAAAATACTAATTCTCTTTCAAGGTCTAATTCATCATCCGAATTGACTGCAAAATATTTTAGTTCTCCATTTACCTCTTTTGTTCCAAATGGTTGGTCTTGATTGTATTCGTTTCCGTTTGATAATTCATAAAGGAATCTTTGTTGACTATTACCTGCAACTCTTTTGAAAAATTTATACTCTACACGAAAATCATCTGTGATATGTCCAAGGTCTCTAAGGTGTTGACCTATGTTGAGTTTTAACACACCTGAATACTCTACATAGTTGTCAGAAAATAATTCACTAAATGTAAATTTTTTTCTATCTACCAATACATCATCTAAAGTAAAAACAAACAATTCCACATAATCAATTACATTTTCTGGAACTCTTGTTGTAGATTTTGTAAAGTAGTTTTTTCTTTGTTGTTGTGTTAATCCGTATGTAGCCATATTTAAAAGAAGTTAAATTCAGTATCAAATTTTACTGAATATTTTCGTATAAAGTTTCTCTGTTTTAATTCTAATGTTACCAGTTCATATAGTTCTTCATCTGCTTTTCCAAATGCCAGTGGGTCTGCAAATGATACTAAAAACCCTCTTGAGTCTCTTGTAATAGTTTCTGCAAATTTAGGATTACTTAGATAGTCTGTTTGTTTTTTTAAAATTTCTTGTCTTTTTCTTAAAAGTTCAGACTCTCTATACTGATTATAGAAAGGTGAACTTTCTACTGCTGCATCTGTTGTTTTATATGGCATATACTACCTCACTACTCTAAATTCATAATTGTCATCATAGAAATTTATTTGTTCGTCAGTAGTTCCACTACCACTAACTACCTTAACTAAAAATCTATAATTTCTTTCTGCTTGAAATCCATCTAACCACAAGTTAAAATAATTACCCGTTGAATCACAACTTATCTTTGAACCTGTTCCAAAGGGGACAAGAACCTCCTCAGTTTCAGCATCTCTTACTGAATAAAATATCGAACCACTTGGTAAGTATTTTACTGAGAGTTCTGAAGGTGTTGTTGAAAATGCAGTTGTTGGATATAATTCTCTACCAACTAATCTGAACTTAACAATTGAACCTTCTTTATATTCTGGTCTTAAGTTTTTGAAATATATTTTTAGTCTTTCTAAGTCTGTTGAACTTAGTTCTGATAAACTACCAGTGTTCCAACTTGAATCGTCCCACTCAACTTCCAACTTAGGTGGATAGATTGTGTGTGTATCAGTTGAAAAGAATTTTAAGTTTCCAAGTCTTGTTGAACTACTTTCATCTTTTGTTGTATCACTTCCAGGGTTAAAAGAAAAGTCTGCTGAACCAGTATATAATGATTCCCTTTTTATAATAAATCCTCTGTTAGGAAATAATGATGAAGAATAAATATGGTTCTTAACAAGGTCAGATACATCTATTCTAGCATCTTGTGTTGCCTTTGTCATTGAAAAAGAACTACTGACTTTCATTGGACTACCTTGACTTCCCGTCCACCAAGAACCGCCATCAGTCAATACCGATGTAGACACCCAAGGTGTTTCTTCATCGTGATTCCTATACTGATAACTTACTCCGTCTGTTGTGGTTGGGTTATGGTCAAGTTTACCATTACCCTCGGTCCAATCACTACCACTCACCATATATGCAAATAAGTTTTGTGTTCTTAATAATTCTTCAGAACCAGCATCATATAGGTTTAAATAATATTTTGCAGTAGATGGTATTTTATTATCAATGACTGATTGTGATATTTCAGTATAGTCAAATTGTATTAGTGCTCGTGAAATGTTTTGAATTGAACCATTTTGAGCAACTGACTTGTTTACTTCTAATATCTCATCAGCACCTGTATTGATAGATGATGTTGTTCCACCAGAATATATGGTTGCGTCTTTATCTCCGAATATAAAATAATGCATTAAATGTCTCCTACTACTTCACCTAATATATCTTGATTAGGATACTTGACTTCAAAGATACTTGGGTCTAATGATGGATACACAACTCCTTTTTTAGTTGCTCCTGCTACATCATAAACATTTCCACTATATCCTTGTGAAGTCAATACTTTATTTTCAATAACAATTAGTTGTTTTTCTGGGTTGTTCTGTCCTGGTGGAACTACACTTGCTACTCCATCCACCAAAGAAATTTGATAAGCAATATCACTTAATACAATTGGTTGGTTAATTTGCCATCTTGATACATCAAAATGTTTCTTAACTGCTTGGATACAATTGAACAATACTTCACTCTTGTTGAATCCTCGTTGTGTGATGATTGCAAACTTAACACCTACATTGATAACATAAGCATTTTTTAAATTAATTGCATCTGTTAATATTCTGTATTGTGATAAGTATAATTTTAAATTTTGTTTTACTGCATCGTTTATTGATGTTAACTTTTTATTTGCATCATAACCCAGTAAATACATATTCATAGCTAATGGGTTTGGTATGATGTTAGTTTCTCCATCAACATTTGTTTCATTTTGTTCATCTTGAACTATGTATGCTTTTGCTATGTTTCCATACTTTTGTGGTAATGAATAAACTCTTGTTATGTAGTCTTGTCTTGTTACTGCACGATTTTGTGTGTTTAGAAATGCTAATGCATTTTGTTTTATTTCCACTAAAGTTTCTTTTGATGCACCTCCCGTTGCTGGTGATGGATTGTTA